CTCATCGAGAGTAAAGTTTATGTAGAAGTCCATCATCTGTAGATAACGGTTTACTTGCTGATTTATCAGCGGTAGATACTTCTTGATGATTTTAGTTTTAACTCCTCCGTCCCTCAATAAACCATATGAAAAATCATAGTAGTTTACTGTAGTCTTCTTTTCAGCTAATTCATTATAAGTGTTTGCTAGACTTGACTTATACTCTTTTAATTTCTCATGCTCAGTATTTCTGTTTGCAAGTTTGTCGGTAATTGTTTGAATTTCCGATTCAAGATCTCTGACCTGTCGTTGACATCCAGAAATGCGAGTATTGTTTTGAGAAATGCCATGTGTTAGTTTAGTAATCTCCTTTGATAGGTTTGTAAACTGGTGCTCTCGTTCTTCCTCCTTTTTAATTGCCTCCTCTAGTTCTTTATAACCAGATTGCAACTCCTTTGCTTTATCTTGAGCACCAGCGATTTTATTTATCCTGAACTCCTCTTCTATGTCCTGCCCACAAGTAGGACAAACCGTATTCTTTGTAAAGAACTTATGCTCTTTGGTAATGGTAGATACTTTATTGGATATTTTTCCTTTAAGATTTCCTAACTCACGTAACTTTTCTGTAGCTCCTGTTAACGTTTCTTGATCTTTCGTAAGGTCAAATATGTCATCTGACAATAATTCATTTTGTTTGACATAATCATCTGCCTCACACATAAAGGTATCAATCTTCTCTTTATTTTCTTCTATTCTCCCTTTACTTTGTGATTCTAATTCCTTTATCCACTCACTTTGCATTCGTTGTTTATCATTTAAAGACTCTTTCTTTAATTCTAAAGTTCTTATTTCTTCTTTGAATTCTTTTAATTTATCTTTGATTAAATTATTCATTGAAGAGAATATTTTAATATCCAAGAGATCTTCAATAACTTCCCTACGATTAGGAATACTCAATTGCATAAAAGGAACAAAGTTAGTAGAACCTAGAATCACAATCTGTGTAAAAGATTTGTAATTCATCTTTAAGACATTTTGTTCCAACCACTTTTGTTGATCAGCAGCATGTGAGAACTGATCTAAACATGTTCCATTTTTATGAATCTCAAATATATTTGGTTTGATTCCTCTTCTCACTTTCCATTGAGTTTGCCCAATAGAAAAATCTACTTCAACTAAAGAATCTTTTTCATTTACAGTATTAACTAACTGTCCCTTACTAATCTTACGGAATGGTTTATTAAACAAAGAAAAACACAATGCATCTAACACTGTGCTTTTACCTGCACCATTTTGTCCAACTATAAGTGTTGTTGAAGTAGTATTAAATTCTACCTTTGTTAATTGATTCCCTGTCGAAAGGAAATTCTTCCATTGTATTTGTTCAAATAAAATCATTTTGATCTTCAGGTGGAATCACAATGTCATTTCTAGTAATGACTGCATATTTGTAATCATGCGTTTCACATGTTTTAAATATTATAGCATCTTCTACTTCAATAATATGCATCTCAGGATAACCAACATCTTCTAACTGATATGCAAATCTAACAGCATCATCTTCTTGTTCAAATAGATAAAGAACTTCTTCTCCATCATCACGAGTTACGGCATAAGCTCCCTCCTTCTCTTTACCATCGATAGTAAGAATAAACATTAAACCAATTCACAAGCTTCTTGATAGATGTCCTGCATTATCTTTTGGACTTGTGATTTGTCAATATCTATTTCAGCCTCTTCAATATACCTATTCAAAATAGATATGGTATCTTCAGACTCAAATGATTCAAACTCTTTAGATTCCTGTAAAGAAAAATTCTCCACAATCTTGAGTTCAGATACATCAGCACTATACAGTTTATCAATAAATTTTTCAAACTGTAATTGATCACTTTTGTTCCTTACTACTAATTTTACTATCTTACCACCTAATTGTCTAGCGTCAAATAATTGGTAATCCAAATCATCATAATAGATGATCTTGAAAATACTGTATGGATTATTAACTGGTGTATGTTCTAGTGTCTCTGTATCGAATAGATGAAATCCTCTTGTATCATCCACATCATTCCAATACATTTCATATGGATTGCCCAAATAGTAAACATCATCTTGATTTGATCTTGTATGATAATGCCCAGAAAATGTCTTTTTAAATTTTTTAAATATATTCCAATCCATACCATGCTCCATATCATATCCTCTATGAACTCTAAAACCATTAAGTTCTAGATGACCCATACAAACTGGAGAACGAGATTTATTAATCATTGCTAAACTCATCTCTTCGTTCTCTTTATTAATCCAAGGAACAAGAGTGATATTACAATTACCAACCATTATAGATGATACTTCAGAATATACTTGAATATTATCATACTCACGAAGTAAAAGATCTATTGCATTTACATCATTAGTATTTTTATAATATGCTGTATGATTACCAACTATAGTATGGACAGTAATGCCCATATCTCTTAGTCTATCAAAATAATTATCTTTCGACCATTGTAAAGCAGCAAAGTCAATTCCCTTTCTACTATCAAAGGTATCACCCATATCAATGACAGTAGTAATACCTTCCTTCTCTAGAGTAGGAAAGAATACATCATTGTAGAATTTTAGAAAATAATCATGAAAGAGTTTAGAATTTTTACGACAACCAAAATGTTGATCAGTTATGATTGCGACTTTCATTAGTATCTAAGTTTAGAATGAACTGAATCTTTGATTGAATTATAATCTGAATCATTACCATTAGCATCAGTATCAAATACTTGTTCATAACCAGTTCTTTCTAATATCTTATTCTTAATTTCCAACTGTTTCTTTTCCTTCTGTATTCTTCTTAAGAATGCATAGTGAATGATTTGGGTAAAATATGCAAATGGATTGCGAGATTTCTCTGGATTAAAGTTATGTATATATTGTACGCAATTTTCTATTCCATCACAAACCATATCATCTTTGAACATATAGTTGACAAAGTTTGGTTTGAAAGATAGGTGCGTAGCAATCTTTAAAAAACACTCACCAATGTACCTTGGTATAACTGGTTTAGGTTTGTCTTGCAGTTTTGCTATCTCAATATCTTCTTGGTATCTAATGAGAGCAGCAAGAAACTCTTTGTTATTCACATAGTGCTCTGACCTTTTCCGTTTAACCATAGGTCTTATTGCCATAAGTCGTTATCACTACTATGTAGATATTATAACATTTAAATCTCGACTTGACAAGTATCTAAATTACAGTTAGAATAACTTTGTGGAGTTTCAGAAAAGGTATTAGCTCTTAGGTTCTATATTATTCTTATAGATCTTTTCTAATATTTTTTTAGCATCTTGGACGTTACTAATATATCCCATTTTTCTATCTAACTTATTATTCTTTTTTATAAAAGAATTAGAGTTATTAATATAAGCTTGATGCATTATAATCATTTCCATATCATTAGACTCACTTAGAGTTAATACGTCGGCAATATCAACTACAAACATATCTTCGGAGGTGGTCTTTAACCAAGGTTCTACTTTGAAACCTTGAAGTCCAGATCGACTTTTGATTTGATCTATTGTAACTGGATTAGAAACTATCAACATAGTCCTATCTTCTTCTTCAGAAGCTGCGACCTTTGCAAATACTTCTTCTCCAGTTTTAAATTTTATGGTTGCATAGAAATCGTCTTCCATAATTATTTCTTTAGTTGTACGGTGATGATATCATAATTAAAATTCTCTTCATTGTAAATTTTAATTCTTTCAATTAGATGGTTTAATGTATAATTCTTTTTACTTTTAGTAGAGCAATCATCAGAGATATCATATAATGTTGCTTTTACTTTATCTTTACCTTTTCTGAGAACCCTTCCAATGGACTGGAGGTTTCTAACTCTGGACTTTGAGGGACTGGCGAAGATGATGTTGTGCAGCCGCTTAATGTTAATCCCAGTACTAAAAGTACCATAACTCGCAATGATGATCGCATTTGATTG